AGCAGCAGCAGCAAAAGCATCTGAACCCGTAGCAGATTCACTTAATAAACTACTGTAAAAATTAGGCCATGTATTTGCGCTGCGACGTAGTTGCGCTTCAGTTAACGACCAAACGCCAGAAAACGATGTATTAACTGGGCCGACAATACCTCCATTACCCCGTGGCATAACGACTCCTAGCTAATGTCTTCGTAACTGCAAACGATCTTCAGATCGGACGCTGTGCCTGCTGTAGCACCTAGCGATGTGTTTTCTTCTAGGTAGATATAAGCATCTTTATCAACCACCACTAACGTAGCATCAGCAGGAACCACTACTGTTGAGGCAATCTGCGTTGCTGTACCACCTAGCGCAGCGGCAGAGTAATAATTGATTGTGATCTCAGCGTTTGAAGTGCCATCCACATTAGATACGTAGAGGCTATTGATCTTAAGAACCTTGCCAGAGGATGCAGCGTTACTGAGAATGGATGTTGCAGTAGTGGAAGATAAATCAACCGTAACAGTCTTCCCAGTAATCGTGGTCGGTGAAACTAAATTAGGTGCAGCCATTTGTTATCCCCAAATCATTGCAGCCATAATGGGGCTTGGCCCACCCCCGCCAGAAACACTTGTCCAGCTTGTAACGCCACTCCCATTCGTCGTAAGAACCTGACCATTAGAGCCAGTAGTAGTGGGAAGGACAAGTTCGTAATCTGTTGCAAGTGACGATGGAGCTCTTACGCCGACAAAATTACTATTACTTAAGTTATAAAAATTAACATCGTAACCAGACCGAACACGCAAGCCCCACGTTCCATCCCACGTCAAATCCTCTAACCCGCCAAAAGATCCGGCGTTGTTGTATTGGAGCTGTCCAGATGAACCGCCCGGAGATGCCCCAGAAGCTGTAATTGTAGTAATCCCATTACCGGGGGTCAACGTAATGCCTGTACCCGCCGTTAGACCATAAACTGATCGCCCTGCTGGGTAAGTCACAAAGACGTTCTTAGTCCCTGCGCCAAAGTTAACGGCGCTTCCAGAGTTACTGGAAGACAGTACCGTGGTTCTGGCTAACGTCGTTCCTGAAGCGGTGTACGTACCAATGCCTACTTCCCAGTTGGACCCAGACTGGTCGGCTATGGTGTAAAAGGTCGTGTTCCCGTCGCCTATAACGGAAAACGATTGAAACCCCGTAACCGCACCGGCTAATGTTACTGTGCCGGTGCCTGTGGTTGTTGTGGTTTCTTGTACACGGTCCGCAACAACGAACGCCATTATGCAGCCAGGCTAAAAGTGTAAGTTACTTGCAGTGTGTCGCCGTTAACAACCGAACGGTCACCACCCGTAAAATCAGATGCTGAGAACAATGTGCCGGAAGTACCTGAAGCAGCACTAGCTAAAAATGCTCCACCAACCGTAGCGGTACTTGTAATGCTGTATGAGGCTTTGCTAGCTGAATTAGTTACAACTGATGGATTAGCTGTAGTTGCAGCGGCAAACGTAGCAGCAGGGCGATTACCAGAATAAGGAGTAATTTCAGTCCAGCCCGCATGAGATGCTAGCGTGTCTGAAGCAGCAGGTGTGTTTGACGCACCAGCACCATAAAGACCAATATACCAAGATGTAATGCGAGCCGTAGCCCCATCAAGCGCTGTGCCTGCCATGTACTGAAGGCCAACGTTTACAACGAGATTCTTAGACTCAGCGGTCCATTTAAGTTTGCCGTCTTTGTCGTAACACTCAAACGTAAATTTACCCATTGCACGAGCGGCTTCAGACGAAGCGGGGCGGGCGATCAAACCGCTAGTAGCGGAGTCTTTGGCTTTGGCTTTTTCCATCATTTAATCCTTATGCGAGGAACTTAAGTTTGTAGATTGTACTTAAGTACAACCCGATAATTTCATCAATAATGTTTTGCAACGGGGTTTCAGCTTTATCACACACTTCATACCTGATTTTTTCGATCTGATCAACCTGATCTTGCATGAAAGCTAATATATTAGAGGTTTTACCAGCACTCATCAATGATATGGGGCCGATCAAACCATGTCTACCTTGGTAGGCTTCAGCAAATTTGTCCGCTAGATCGATAACTTCGTCGTAAAACTTACCTAATGCTTTGTGTTTGCTGTAACTACGGGTGTTTAGATGGACAGAATGGGCAACATCACGGGCTAAAAACAACATACCTACAAAATCAGCGCATTTCATGCTTGGCCCTCCTGCGGTACGACATTAGGCATGGGTCTAGCTTGTTGAGCCTCTTCCTGACGGGCCATAATACCTTCTTCACGGCCCATCTCATCTGATTCCGGCATGATTGGACCTTGCATTTGATGGGGTGGCACTAAATCACCAGCATCGTGCGCAGCAGCAATCGTACCCATCACAATATCTTGAATTTGCTCCATTGTCATGCCAGGCATTGTGGCTGAAATACGCTTAGTTTCGGCGTCAAATGCCTTGATTTTAGCCTCAAACTCACGTACTTGAACGTCTCTAGCCTCAATTGACTGATTGACGTTCATAAGCATATCGTGCATTTGTTGCATTTCAGCGCCCATGGCTTCAATTTGCTTCTGAGCAGCCTGTAGCGCAGGATCGTTGTCTTGATCAGCAAGTAATTGCGGGTCAATCGTCTTACGAAGACGTGCTGCCATCTCTTGAGCACCAGGCCAATCCATGTTCTTAACAAACAAGTCGCCTGCAACAGCCCATAAGTTGGGGTTGCCCTGCAAGATTTGCGCCATAGCGTCCATCGCTTCTTGGCGCTTGGTCATGTAGCTTGGGCCTGTGGTCACTACAACATCGTAGCGACCAACTGAGGGGTTGTAAATCTTATCAATCACCACGCCTGTTTGGTCCATGATCTTTTTGACCGGCTCTTGCTGCGTGGGGTCGATCTTGACCATGTTGGTTTCGCCATCAATACCAACAATCCGAGCAATCCGTTGCGTGTCGTAGATTTTTGGTATCAAATCGACCAATTGACGGGTCACATACCGCACGGCACGGGCTAAATTGTCTACATAGTGGTACGTACCGTTATCAGACTCTTTTTGCCTTGCCAAAATCGCACGGCCAGAACGCTCATTAGACACTTGACCAAGGCTTGCGTCGTACTGGCCGGTTGTTGATTTGATGTCTTCTGACGCGCCCATCTTGGCTTGAATAAGCCCTGTTTGCGGCAGTGGTGGTGCTGCACGCTGTGGCAGCGGCAGTATGGACCCCGCACCGTCGGTAACGTCAGGGTTGACCTCAAGATAAGGCCAATTTTGGGTGTTAGCCGTCTTCCATTGGTACTCATAACCCTCAAACTGACCGCCGTAACCAATAAATGGTGCTTTAGGTGCAAGCGCTAACATCTCAGCTTCTTGGCTGGTCCAGTAGTTGTACATGCGCTGGGCGTCTTTAGCGTTGCGGACAATTCCTGAGATGAAAATACGTCCGTCAACCTGAAATTCGTTGCCCACAACCCGTACAACCGGAATCCAATTACCTGCCCATTCGCGTTCCTCAAGCACCTCAAAGCCATTGGTTTTCATCCACATGACTTTTTTGCGGTCTACACGACGCTCGCGTATAGGAGTAAGCCCCATGTCCCTCAGTTGCTGGTCTTCCATCGAGCCTTTAAACACGGATTGATTACCTGGGTAGAGGTACAACGTGTCTTGTTTGTGCGCAATATAGAAGTATTCAGCGATACGGATCGTATCTTCCGTGATCCACTGGCTTATGTCTTGGTCACCAATACCTTGCGCCATGATCGAAGACAGCGGTGCAGCGTTGGGGTACATACGCTGGTAGTCTTCCTTGAGCATGTCTTCCGTAATAAAACACCACTCAGCGTCTGCGCCGCATGGGTCTTGGATTAGCGGGTCCATGTAAACACTGAAACTATTGCGTACGCGCGCGATCTTAATGTCTTGATCGAAGCTATCTTCGTAGCAATACTCGGTTAAAATGCGTATATAGCCTTCACCGTAGGTTACTTGGTTCTCGCACGCGGTGTCGTACGCTACGTCAGCGTCTGACATGTACTCAATATGTCGCACGATGCCGTCGAGCACCTCTGCGACCTCGACGTCGGCTTGATCGTTAACAGGTATGACCTTGCCGCTTGGCCGGTTTTGGCGCTGCTCGTTAGTCACTTGCCTAACGTGCTGCGGTAGCTTGTTTATTGTCAAACAAGGTCTTGCATTGACTGTTTGGCCTTGCACCGACCCACGCGTTGCCAACACATCTTGCGGCCATTGCCACTGATTGTCGGGCGAGCCAGCCATAAAGCGCAGGTCGTCAAGCTCATCTTCGCGGCTCTCCGAGTACGCGCCGATCGCTTGGCGTAACCGATCGCGCATCAGTTGTAGCGTGTCGCGGTGGTCCTTTTGGTCCGGCCCTCCGCGCGCAGATACTTTACCCGCGCCTTCAATACCTGTAGGGTCTTGCTTAAGCGTTGCCATTACTTTTTCTTCGTCATAGGTTTAGTGCTCGGCCTTTTAGCCGCCGCAGCACGTTGGGTATTGTAAGCAATTGCAACAGCCTGCTTGACAGGTTTGCCTGCGTTAACTTCAGCCTTAATGTTCTTACGAAAGGCTTCTTTGCTGGTTGATTTAACAAGTGGCATTATTTTCCTTTCGTTGCTATCAAGCACCCATCCAAGATGTCGTTACGCCGTTGGCGTTGTACGCACGATTAGTTTGTTTCTCGACATACTGCCTGTGCGCAACCGGAAATGCAAACGTTACAGCTAAGGCGTCGGCAGCGTCTGGCGATGCTAACCCTCTAGCTTTCATTTCCTTTTTGCCTTCGAGGAAAATTGTACCCGACGAATTAGGTTTTATGGTAGGCCCAACTAGATCAGACTTCAGCGCTCTATCGTTAGGTATCGACGCCGTCTTAAGCCAATCCTTCATCGCGCCCCATAGTTCCGCGCGCTTGTTGCCGTACATAATAGGGTTCTTCGCCTTCCAACCAAAGTTCACCCCTCGCACGACCTTGTAGCGCTGCTCGTGCAGCCTATCTAATATACCGTACCCTAGCCCACCCTCATCGAGCACCACGAGCGTTGGCTTGTACTGCTCAATCGCATCGATCACGCGCCCTACGATCGTCATCGTATCCTCGCCATGGTAGCGATGGATCGCCGTCAGGTCACGCCCTTGCCTGACCACAATCACTGTCGAGTCCGCGCCGCCTCGTGCTGGGTCCACACCAATAATGATCGGCGCCGTCTCGTCCTTGTACCGTGGCCGCGCCGCAGCGTCTGCGACGTGCGTGGATGAGATGAACTGATCGTCGCCACTGGATGGAAACTCACCGTACACCTCCACCCGCGCTTGGCTTGAGTCCTCACCGTACTCATCAATGATCTGCTTATAGACCTGCTTGTCCGTATCCTCTACCGTTCTTGCGTCTACCTGGCGTGTGCGCCAAAAGTCACGCTTGGCGTGGAAGCACTCAAAGAAGTACCCGCTGTTGCGCCGTGGGTTACTAAACGCCAGCCAGTACCTATCTAATATGTTCTCTGTAAAGAACCCCGCCCCCACCGACCATATCGGGTCTGGTATCCCGCTTGCCTCATCAAAGATCAACATCATCCCATCGTGGTTGTGTACCCCCGCGTAGCTGTCAGGGTTCTCTTCCGACCACAACTTACCCTCTGCCGCCCAGTAGCGCGTCCCTTTCCTAAGGTCACGCTCCACGATGTCACACAACCACTTCGCCGGTTGCAGCTTGGTTGCGCTGATCTCCCACCAGTGCGCGTTGATGATCATCGTCGACCACTTAGTCAGCTCGCCCCAGGTCACCGAACGTAGCTGCGCCTCACTGTTAGCGCTCACGATCACGCTTGACCCTATCCGTGTGGACAGCATCCACATAATCAGCCAACTCACCAACGCCGACTTACCGATCCCTCGACCTGAACTGACTGCCTCTCGCAGCGTGTCCATGTCCACCTTACCCTTGTTATCTTGTATGTGCGCCTTGATGTCGCGCAACACCTGCCGCTGCCACATGCGCGGCCCGACGTACTTCGCCAGTGGCGTGTTCTCCTGCCCCCACGGGAAGGCGAACAATACAAACGCTTCGGGGTCGTCCTTAATCGCGGGGGACCACAACCGCGTCATCAGCAGTTGCTCGTCCTCTGGACTGTATATTGGTTTTTGCATGGGTTAGCTTTTCACTTTGTGGCGTTACGTCGATCACTTTACCCTCATCGACGCGCGTCTCCGCCGCTCTCAATGCGTCAATCACGCTGATGCGCTGGTCTACCTCAATACTGACCGCTTGCTTGGCGACCCAACCATGCGTGTGCTTCAGTATCTCTAACGCCGCCTTAGCGTCGCCTTGCCGCGCTGCGTTCAACATGTGCTTGCTGTGCTCGCGCTCGCTATCTGCGCGACCCTTGAGTTCGGCAATTTCGGCCATTTTGTCATGCTGTTTCAAGAGCCGGTACTCTACAGGTAACAACCCTGCTGCTAACGCCAACGAATCTTCTTTTAAACCTAGATACGCGGCGTCGTATATGCGCTCCAGTACCGCTTCTGTCGCTTTGATTTCACGCGTTGTAAGAGGGAGACTTTTAAACATGTGACAATTTTACCAAGATGACCTAGCGTCGCTACAACGCAAGCGTAAGACATTCTAATACTTTTGTATACAGGCTTGCTGTTGGGCTTTTAAAAATAAAAAAATTTCTTGTGGACCCACCGGCTCCGACCGGCCAGGCCGTCGGCCCTGGGGGGGGGCTTCGCCAGCAAAAAGCCAAAAGCATAAACGATCTAGCAAGCAGAACGATTGACTGATCTGATCGGCATAACGATCCATGCCTGGCGACGCGATGCGCAGCGCGGTCGGGCGGTCGGACCATTGGCAAGATTGGCAATTGGTTTTGCCATTGCCAAAAGTGCCAATCCGGTTAGATCATTGGCAATCTTGGCAATTGGTTTTGAATAGCCAAAAATGCCAATAACCGGAGAGAAAACCGGCAAAGAGAGGGCGCGGTGACGTGGCGCCCTCGATTCGACTTTGGCAATATTGGCAAAATTGTCAGCCGTTTTAAGTCGCTGCTAGGTAACATAAATAATCTGCGACTTTTTTTTCAGAAAAACATGACAATTTTGCCAATAGCCCTTTTTCCCTCATCGAATCAGGCGCTTACAATCCCGAATCATTGGCAATTTACCCTCTTTTCATTACCTAACCCCTTTCAAAACCACTACCAATATTGCCCATACTTGACAATCTGCAAAACAATGCCTTACACTGAAGGCTCATCAATCAACTAGGGGATTGCCAATGAAAATCTACACCACACTTTCCGCTCTTAAAGCGGTTAACTTGCTCTCAGCCGACAAGGACGTTCGCTTTTACTTAATGGGCGTGCGCGTGACTGCTACGGCAACCGCGACGCGCTTGACTGCTACCGACGGGCACGCGCTCGGTATCCATCAAAGCGAGCAACAAAACGAAGGCGTTGATTTCGTTGAGATGATCATTCCGAATGACGTGATTAAGCTGATCAAGTCGGCGTCAAAAAACGTCGATACCGTCGTTATTGATACGGCCGACGGTATTACCGGCACAATCGGCGCGATAACGGGCGCGGCTGTTAGCTTCAAAGCCTTAGACGGAAAGTTTCCCGATGTTCAACGCATCATGCCGCAAACGCTCTCAGGCGAGACTGCGCAGTTTCAACCTTACTTGCTTGAAAAGTTTTCGAAGGCGTCAAAGTTGCTCGGCAGCAAAAATGGGCTTATTAACGTCGCGTATAACGGTCCATCAACTGCGCTTGTTAAGATCGACGCGACGCAAAACTTTATCGGCTTGGTCATGCCAGTGCGCCCGATCTACGACGCCGACGAGGGCAAAACCATACCATTATGGGCGCGTGAGCAACTAAGCGCGCCAGTAACGAAAGCCGCTTAGTGCTCGACTTTATGCACCCGTACAGCGGGTGCATAGGGGCGCGCATTGCGTCGGCTAATCCAATCAACTAAAGGACAATCAATCATGAGCAAAGCTAATTACAACGGCTGGACAAACTATGCAACCTGGCGCGTCAATCTTGAGATATTCGACGGGCAACACCCCGAGGGGTTCGATCTCACGCAGGACGCCTACTATCTTGGGCGCGATCTGAAAGCCTACGCTGAAGAACTAATCATCGAAACGTCAAGCGAAGGATTAGCGCGCGACTATGCGCTTGCTTTCCTGTCCGACGTCAACTGGACCGAAATAGCCGAGCATGTTATCGACGCCTACGCCGACGCATGAAACCAGACACACGCGTGACGACGCCGAAGGGCGTCGGCGTTATTGATCGCATCGAGGACGGCCAATACATTGTGAGAATCCCCTCGCGCAATGGGTGGCCGTTTCCGTCGTTGCACGCCTTTAAACGACGCGAGATCAAACTCATACGCGACAAGAAAACCGTTGAAACCTACGGCGAAGCAATTTTTTGAAAGGACTAGCATGATCGACTTTTTACTTGATTGGGCCGTCGCGCTTGTATTCGGCGTCGCGCTCGGCGCTACCGTGTTTTTTAATTTATAGGACCAACAGCATGAAACTTGCATACACAAACAGGTCATGGGATGAAAGACTTGCACTCATGAAACAAATCGAAGCCTGTGAGTCCTGGCTTGCCGCTGGGCATGTTGGAACTGGCTTTAAGGTAGCCGTTGGCAGAGACAAGTTCGGAGAATTATGCGAAGCCATGAAGCAGGAAGGTTTTGAATGCTCCGATCTTTATAAGTTTCCGCTTGGCACTGATAAACCTTCCGAACACTTGAGACATGACAACAAAGGCTTTGAACGTTGTTGCTGGCTCTATGCCACATTTAAACTAGCTGAGGACTAACCCCATGGAAGATGAAAACAAGCCCCCACTATGGCTAACCCTTATGAATTGCCAGATTGATCCGCGCGATTGGTGCATACCTGTCGAGCAAGTGTGGCGTCGTCATGGTTGGATACCACCCTCGAAGGAATGTCCCGATACCATGGCGAAGCAACAAGCCTTCCGAACCTGGACCATGCCGCTATGCTAATCCTTATCTTAGGCGCGCTTATTGCATGGTTGATCAGTGAAATGCTAGACTTGTAGTGTTGGAACTTCTCCCCTGTGCTAGCGCCCCACGCTAGTTGGCCCGTCGATTGACGGGCTTTTTTTTACCTCACGTTACCGCACAAGGGCCATCTTGGTAGGCGCAGTTTCTTCCACCATGCGCCTAAGCTCCGACTTGCTTAACTTCGACGCAAGCTCAGGCACCGCGAAAATGTGCTTTTTGGTCTGATATTCCGACGACGCCAACCGACCCACGTCGACCCAATTAGCTTCCTTGAGCGCGTGCAGTAGCGCAGCTTGGTGAATCTTCACGCCAGCAGGCAAGCCACCGGATAAGCGATCAATCAGCAAGTGGAAGGGCGAGCCCACCACACCGCGCGCGAACTCGCCCTGCCGGTTACGCATAAGCTCAACCAAGAACGATTCGGACGTACTCATGGAGTGCTCGATCAAGTTAAACTTAAACTCGGTCCAAGCGGGCGTTGCAGCAGGATTAAACGCCGACACGTCGCGCTGATAGAGCCACGCAGCGATCGAAACAAAACCTTCGGCCTTGTACCAATCCCACAGCAATTGCGCCTGGCGATCGACCATGCGAGGCGCGCGCGACCAGATACAGAACCAGCGTCGATCTTGCGAGTCAAGCGATATGGGGAGCGGGTCATTGGTAAACGACAACACAAACATCCGATTGAGCATGTCATACGGATGCAAGCCCTTGCGGTTAATCGGTAGCATCTCTGGAGGCGCAGCGATGATCGGCTTGAGCCTATTCGCCAGCGCACGGCGCGCTGCCGCTTCTGGTTCCTTCAATTCGTTGATCACGAGAACCTCGCACTCAAGCTGATAACCCCACTGGAGGTTTAACGTGTCGTTATCAAGCAATCCGCGATTCTTCAGCCCTGGACCGCACACGGCCCATAGGAACGGCGCCCACATAGTGTCCTTACCCGACCCTTGATCGCCACCATGCAGCACCGCGTGATTGATTTTGACCTCAGGATGCTGGAGCTTATAGGCCATGATGTTAAACAAGTGCTCACGCTCGCTAGGCTCAGGCACAAGGCGCTCGCAGTGCTCAAGCCATGGCGATATATCGCGCACAAAGGTCTTATCAACGACGGGTCGCGCATCGCGCCAACGGTTGCCGAACACGTCACCGTCACGCGAGACGAGCGTTGACTCGCCCGCAGCGTAGGTCACACCGACCAAGGTGCGTGCGCCCATGGCCTGACGCTGTTCATCGAAACACGTTGCAGCTTCGATCTTCCGCTTGCTGTTAATGGATGTGCAATTCACATGGCGGTACAGCGCGTTAAAGACCCAGCGCGGTACCTCGCGCCTGTCTTGCATATCGAAGAACGAATCATCACTCTGAATATAAGCAAAGCGTTGAAACCAGCCCTTCATCTCAACACGCCCAAGCTCCTTACGCTCGACCTCCTCGATCACCTTCTTGGCGTCATCACTAAAAAAATCGCTAGGCTCTAGCTTGTCGAGCGTCGTTTGCATGGTGCTTGCGAGCAGGTCATCGCGCAGCCCCAGCGCGTGAGCAGGGCCACCATTCTCAGCGACCCACGCTAGAAACGCCTTAGTGTCAAGATCGACGCAGTGCGAGTGCAGGCAGCAGTACGCGCGCATGGAGGGCTTATAGCGCCCCTCAGGGTTGCCGTCGGTGTGTTGGGCATGGTTCGGGCAGATAACGCCAGCCCAGCCCTCACCGTTAGGTTTAGATACGACCATGCCCTGCGCCGCAAGCCACGCGAACACATCATCGTTACCCGTGTCAACGATCTTGATCGGTGTAGGGCCAGCACCATCAGCCTCAGCAGGTGTTACGCCCAGCGCCTCGCATATCTGAGCGAGCGAGAAGTCACGCTCTGGATGAAACTCGACCAGACGCGATGCGAAACTGTTGCGACCAGGCTTAAGATTGACCGAGCCAGGCAAGCGAAAATTGCGCACCGCGTTAAGCGCCCCAGGGTCGGTATAGCCCGCATCAGCGATCGCACGCATGGCAGCAGCAAACTCACCCTTGGTCGGCTGTTCGGCAAAGGCATAGCCCCACTGAAACGAACCAGGCGAGGTCTCCATGACCCAGGTCGGCGCAAGCGGCGGCGTCTTGCTCTTGGTGCCGACGTCATCAAGCACCATGACCAAGCAATACTCACAGTTAGCCGCCGACGCTGAGACGTGCTCACCAAAGCGATCGACGATAAACGACGCCGTGTTGCCGTACCACGCTTGATCGGCCTTGATCTTGGCGTCTTTGGGCAGATAAGCAGGCCATGTGCACTTAATCGCGCCATCAGCGTGAAACTGCAACTGACCGTCTTTCAATTGCGGCTTTTGCCGCACCAACAACGCTGTTTCGCCCTCAGGCGCAAGCGACATTAAAAAGTCAATAAAGGTTTTCATTTTCCATACCTTGTCATGATTGAAACTTCAGCATCCAAAGGCAACCCCTGCGCCCATGCCGGTGGTGTACACATTACGCGATGCAACGCCTGCGCAGCTTCTTCCGCCTGCGACGCTGACACCTCAAGCACAATCTCATCATGGACGTGCAGCACTACATCAGTCAGTTGGCGCAGCGACGCACGCAATATGTCGTTAGCCGCAGCTTGGCAGATGTTCTCTGCCGCTAGACCCTTCCACAAACGCGCACGAGGCCATTCCTTAGCGTCCTGCGCAGGCTTCCATGACGCCTTGGCGTAAGACACGCCATCAGCGTCGATGCGCGCGTAGGGGTAGCAAAGGATGCGTCCTGAAGGCAGCGCGTACCATAAATGCTGAGAGTCAAAATAGTAAGTCACACGGCCAGCCTTAAACTCAGACTTTAGGTTCCTCATCGCGCGCATGTACGACGTCTCAAGCGCCTGCCAGTAATGCACAGCCCACGGGTTAGCGCGTCGCCACGCCTCCACCATGCGCCTGCTGTCAGCTTCAGGTAAGTTAACGCCATAGTTGCGCCCCATCGAGGCGAACGCACCGACACCACCACCGTAACCACAGGCTAATTCTTGGACCTTACCAATCTGCCGCTGCTCTTTATCGATCGCATCCACCGGCACGTTAAACGTCCGGCTGGCGTTGTGTTTGTAGATGTCTGCGCCCGTGCGAAACAAGTCCAACTTAGCTTCAGACGTAGCGTGCGCTGACAGCCACGGGTTCATGCGCGCCTCGATCGCCGCCCAATCAGCGACAATCAGTACATGCTCAGGCGCAGGCGTCAGCGCAGGGCGCAGCATCCCCTTGAGCACGTCCGTGACGCGTCGCCCGTAGGTCGGTACGATCTTATGGCCGCGCACCATCGCAGTACGCACAGCTTCAGGATCGTCAGCACACTTACGCGTAAAGTTATGCACCTGCGCGCCGTAGGACGACGCTCGGCCAGTGGCCGACCCACCGGCAAACACAAACGCACCACGCACCCGATGATCCTCATCGTCAGCAAGCGCAGCCAAGCGGCTGAACTTCGCCACGCTCGACGCCCATAAATCGTCAGCGCACTGGATGACTTCGGCCACATCAGGCGGCACTTGCTCAGGATCGTCCATCGCAAGCAAGTTAGCCCGAACGGTCTTATCGATCGAATACTTCTTTTCACCGTCCTTGTGCGACGCCATCAGAGCCAGCGCCTGCGGTCCTACGCGGTCCATGACCCACTGCTTCATCTTAGGACTGCGCACGCTCGCAATCGCGCCCTGCGTCACATCAGAAACGATCTGCTCAATGTCGATGAGTTCATCGCTTGCATACTGCACTGCTGCCTTGCACAGCGCCACATCGACCAGCACGCCACGATCATTAATGCGCTCGTTGACGTGATAGTCGGCAAGCTCTTCAGCCGACAGATCACGCATGGCCGTGGAAATGGCACGCATGGCGCGGACGTCTTGCTCACAGTAAGACACTAACTCGGCAAACAACGCCTCGTCGCGGTAAAAATTGCCGTCTGCCTGCGGCAAGCATAGGCGCCTGATCAGTTGCGAGCCACGGTAGTCCTTGCGCATGTCAGCGCTTGCAAACCGTCCTACGTCCTCAAGCGAGCCAGGCGCACAGTTAGCCCGTGCTTGGGTAGCCGTGCAGTAAAACTGCTCAAGGTCGTAGTTGATGTGCAGCACATACCAAAAGATCAGACGCTCAAACGCTGCGTTATGCGCGCGTATCTGGCCGGTGTGCTGGCGCACGCGCTTAGGAAACGGTAGCTCAGGCGTCCACGTCACAACGTCCTCATCATTGAACGCGTAGGACATGCACAGCACGTCCGTACTTGCGTCTTGCGCGTAGTTGTAAACACCCTTGGTCGCCAGGTCACAGCGGCTGAGTGTCTCGAAA